GTCGTAAGTATAACATTCGGCTTGTCATCCGTTAACTGTAACTCACACACCTTTGGTTGTTTAACAGGTTGTACTGACAAGCCGTAACCGGTGCTGATGTTCGGAAAACTCATCGTTATTCGTTTAGGGGTTTATGTTTTTAAGCCGGTGCCGCATCATGGAAAGATACGTGGTCCAGATGCTTTAATCAGCATCGCCCTTGTTAGTTTTTTTGGTGCCTTTGTATATTTTAATTTTAATTTTAATTTTCTAGTCTGTTTGATTGTATGAGGATACTTGAATGTTTTCTGTTGTTTAAAGGTCTTTGCGTACATAGTTTGTAATTCTTTTGTGGGCAACTTTCCAAAAACCCATGCATTCTTACAAACCTTCTCCTTATAGCCTGCTTTTAGACACTTTTTAGTAAATTGTCTAATAGAAGATTTCTTCATTTCTATTCTATACTCTTATTTACTGGCAACGTCCCGCATTTGCAATCTCCGCACCATTACACATACACGTCTGCGCTGCGCACATCTGTCCGTTTGCAATAGTGGGTGGGAATGTGTATTCGGATTGGAATCCCTCCAACTTCTTCGTTAAGCGCTTTACCGCCTTGTAAGTCACAGTATAGATAAGGGCAAATACAACACCATGGGTCAGCGCAACAACAATGGGGGTTCCCTTCGGTGGTAATGTAATAAGGATACCGGGCGTGAGCACAACAAACAGCAGCGCCGTAAAGGCAGTCATCAAAGGATGGAACATCTCTATTGATGTGCTGGTTTAAAATCGCTAGGTCTAAATTAAGGAGATTCACGATGACATCTCGCTCCGGTGGTCTAATGGAACTTGTGGCAAGGGGCAAGAAGGATATATTTTTCACAGCAAATCCTACAGTATCCTTCTTTCATAGTGTCTATATGCGCTCAGTGCCCTTCACAAAAGAGATTTATGTAACGCAGCCACGAAACCAGCCTGATTGGGGACGCTGGGTCGATTTTGATATTGACCATCGGGGCGATATGGCAAAATACTTTTTTGTTCGTATTCAATTGCCTACGTGGCTGCCTCCTTTGGCAGTGGCAGCGAATCCTACCGGCATTGTCACGGATGCAAGTGGTGTCACATTTGGATATACAAACAGTATTGGGCTACAGATTATGGATAAAATTCAGGTATTTCAGGATCAGGTTCTTATTCACGAATATTACGGTGAATATCTTTCTTGGCGTCGACGTCAATCAGCGGAAACTGGTGCTGTGTTATTGATGAATAACGAGGTAGGCTCCCGTTTGGAAACTCCTCTTGCGATTGGACGCTCAGCGAGTTTAGCAGAGCTACGTGTTCCAATCCCAATTATTGGCAGCGATTCCGCATTTGACCCTGGTATTCCTATGGTGGCACTCAGCCAACAACGGTGGCGTATTCGCATCTATCTGCGGAAACTCAATGAAGTTGTGGTTGCAAGTGATGGGCGGCTTCTACCCCAACCTTGGGGCGGGAAGCCCTTGCGTATTCAGGCAACTCCTGATGGTCCTATTGATACCACACAAGTGACACTACCATTGGAATCGGTACAGCCTATCCAGATGTCACTAGAATCTACGCAACTCTATTTACCCCGTGATGCGAATCTATGGCTCAAATCACAAACACTACGGATTGCCTACAAAAATGTTCGACACGAACAATTCACCATTGAGGACAATTCGTTTGTTGCCGCCTCTCCACCTTACTCCGCCACTGTACAACTCCCCTTTACGATTGATATGATTGGCTCTGTCAGTCGTATGTTAGTAGGTCTCCGGTCATACGCTTCAACGCTTTCTGGTCAGCGCTCTGTCCTTGCTGCCTACGATGGCTCCAAGTTTATAACATCTTTACGTCTTAATATTTCCAATATTGACCGCATACAGCAATGGGATGCCGCAGTATTCCGTGAAGTCACATCATATTGGAAGGATATTCGTTTAGCACTCGACTTTACCTATCCTATACCGCAAGATGTATATAGTCTTACATTTGGAGCATTTGATACCGCTCAGCCGGCGGGGACTTTACAATTTACCCGTGCAGTTTTACCGGTTCTCTATCCTGTTCTTGGTCCTATACCGATGGACCCCCGTAATAAGAGTCGTAAAACGTATTTATTAACGTATGGCGAGGCGTGGAATATATTTGAAATTTCTGGCGGGAAAGGAATGATGATGTTTGATGATACGTAAAGCGAGTTGCCTATTTGCGCTCAACCTGCGGTTGGCGTAAAAAAACAGGGTATCGCTTCAAAAAAATTGAAACCCGTTTTGGCGCCTATAGGATGTTCACGTCCTCCTGTTCTTTCTTACAAAATGTCTACGTGGTCAAAGTCTGCTTTGAAGTCTTCCTCCTCCGTCATCGTAAGTGACAAGTCATTTCCTGCTCTTGGTGGTGGGGCTGCTACCGGTCCCCCCTCCAAAAAGCCTGTTCTCTCCTTTGCACAGAAGGTAAAGGAGACTGTTGAAGCGGAAGCTGCCGCTGCTGAGGCTAAGCGAAAGGCTGATGCCGAACGTGCTGCCGCCAAGGCTCTAGAAACTACCAGATATCATGTTCCAGTCGTTTCTCACTTCTATAAGTCATACGACGAGAAAGATGAGGAGTACGCTCGTGAGGATGGCTCACCTGATGAGATGGATTATGAGGCGTCCGTAGAGTATGCTGAGCATCTTGAGTACAATCGTAAGCAGCGAACGTATATTACCGATTATAGCAAGGATCTCTCGTCCGAAGAGGAACACGACAATACATATGACGACCGTGCTATTTAAAACCCCCTTATGAGAATAAAGAAATGAATCCGTACCCATCGTATCTTTCAAACTATACATATTTACAATATCTTTCAACAAATATTGGGAACGGATCTATCCCCCAATCCCCCTACGATTTATCCGGCGTTAAATACAAAACAAAAGGTGACATTCTCACCTTACAGAGACAATGGGATACATTTAATCGTGTTCAAGCGATTAATTTTTCGATTTATCTGAAAATTCTAAGTGGTCAATCTCAGAATTGGTATGTATTTGTGAATAATCAGGAGGCAACCGATTATCGTAATGGGCAGCAACTTCATACGCTTCGATATCCATATATATCACCGTTTTTTTTCCAATCTATAGCACTTGCACCTATACCAACGAATGCTATGACTACTGGACCACCCCGATTCTCTCAAGTTCCTTCACAAATCGTGTCTCCTCCTCCTTTAACCGAAAGTCAAAAAATAGGAAATAATTCAGATATGGCTATTTATAGACAGGTAAGTACATTTAACGTATTACATAGTACATTTACATATCAGTTCCAGAGCAATGAAGAGCAGATGTCTTATTATCGAGCAGAGCGTCGGATTGTGGCTGCACAGTATGCTGCGGCAAATCCACCACCGATTGCGGGAGGATTTTCTTAGTAATCTGCTCACGGTGTTTTTTCTCAATAGGAAAGGTTTCAAGTATTTTACGCCACAGCAATAGTTTGCGTTGGCGTAATATATCTTCAATTAGGTGGTCCATTTGGTGGTTACTAAGACGAGAGTAGAAAGGTTTCATTTTTTATGTAGTACGCAGACTTGCCATTACATCACGGATATCATCACGGTACTTTACTTTGGCATAATGAAGGCAGCCATTCTGCTTTGACATCAGATGCTTATCAACATCTGGAATACGTTCAAGCTGTCCAATATATATGGGTGCCTCTGGGTTGTACGTATAAACGTGACCCGTCTGCGAATTAATCAGATAGACAATACCTTGTACAGATGCACGAATAAGCGTATCGGGTATAGGAGCGTCCATAGAAGTGATGATTATGTATTTATTAAATTAGGTCCCATCATTTTTGTGTGATTGTGTGATTGTGTGATTCTGTAATTATAAGGTCTCCACTCTATTTCCTACAATTACACCATGAAGAATTTCCATTACTGTACCTCCATTAATAGTTAATTCTGATAATTCACAATATATTAAACATATAAAAATAAAACATAGTAAAAATATGGGTAAATTTCTCATTATAGCATCTACGATATACGCCATATCTTATTATAGATCCTAGGAAAAAATTGAGATGCCCTAGCGGACTTTGAAATGTTCACGCCACCTCCATTCTCTTTCTCCTCAATTTCAAATGTCTACCTCCTCCTCCACAAATGAACTTTTCGCTAAGGCTATCCTTGCCCTTGCTGCGGGCGAGGCTCTTCCTCCCTCCATTACGGATGCACTCCGTGAACTTTGCCCTGTACCTGTCTTAGAGCCGGTTGTAGAGCCAATTGTAGTCTCTCCAGTCAAGGAGAAGAAGGTTCGCCAGACTAGCAAGGCTATTGCTGCCGCAGCTGCTGCTGCTGTGACTGCAACGCCAATGGTGGAGCCAGTTGTTGTTACAACTGCGGCTCCTGCTTCTGCTCCTGCTCCTGCTTCTGCTCCTGCTCCTGCTTCTACTGAGACAGGCGACCCTTGGCGCACCCATCCAACTCGTCTTTCAACAATCGACACTAATCGCTGTACTGGTCGGCGCATCGACGTAGAGAAGCCCATTGTCGGCACTCGTAAGGGCGATAACGGTGCCAATAACGGAATGATCTTTCCAGAGAAGCAGTGTAGTAGCAAGCCAGCGCCCGGGTCCAAACTATGTGGACGCTGTGCCGATAAGGACGCTGCCTTCAAGGCTGATCCTAGCAAGAATGATGTACAGTGGCACGGGCGCCTTGATGAGACGCACCTATATCCTCGTGCAAAGGTCGTCGGCTCTGAGCATTTCCTCAAGAAGTACCCTAATGGTATTTATAATGATCCCTTCCGCCCTGGTGTCACTTCTGCTTCTTCTGCTGCAACTACGGCTCCTGCCGTCGTTCTTGCGGAGACAAAGGGGAAGCGTGAAAAGAAGAAGGCGACTATTGCTGCATCTGTAGCCGGCACTGTAGCAGCCGTCGACTCCACCCCAGTCTCTGCTGTATGGAAGAGCTTCATGCACGAAGGGCGCCTTCATATTCGCAATCTCGAGAACGGCAAGACCTACTACGCTGATGCGCAGAAGAATTCTCCAGACGAGATGGCAGTGAAGGAGCACTATGTCGGACGCTGGGTCGACGGCGAACTCGAACTCATCGGCGCAGATAGCGATGAAGAGGCTTGAAAATAAAAAAAATAAAAAAGAAATACAAACTGCGGTGCTCCATCTAGAAAACATAAAACCAATAAAGTAGTAGAACCCTGTAATGTCAGGTTATGGGCAGAATAATAAGACAATTAATACGGACACCCTTTTTGTCCGTAATATCTACTTTAAAGACTTTGCTAATAATCCTATTCCGGCGAACCAGCCACTTGTAAGTCGTGGGGATGGAGGTACCTATTTTATATCGTCGATGACATCTACATTTACCTCTCCAGCAGTCAATGAAATAACTGCATCTACACCAAATGGTTTCTATCAATATTTACCACAGGGTGGACATAATACGTTTAGTTTGATTCCAGGAGCCGGTATTCAGTTCTATTCAAATACAGATAATGGTGGACTTATTGTCTATAATACCGGTCCCGAACAGATTATAGCGGATGGACAGCCACTACCATTTACCTCATTGCCTGACTATACTATTGGTGGGCGCACTCTTCAATATGTCGGTACCGGTGATACATATTTAACAGTCAGTGATGCTACAATCTTTTTTAATTCTGCAGCTGTTTCATCACTCAGCTCTATTGTATATTTAGAAAGCACAAATACAGGATTAATCGCACAATTTTCTACTCTCAATGGAGAATTATTTAGTACTATAGCAGTAGTTGAAAGTATCTATAATTCTTCAGCGATCGGTAAGTTTAATCTTATTTCTAGCTATTTTTTAACACCAAATGTTATTAATATTTCAACAGTTAGTACATCACTGCTAATTCTTGGCGACAATAGAATACAGGATTATTCGTTGAAGGGTTCAATAACTGATCCTTGTGTAGTCAATGTTGGCAATACTCCTATTACTACAAATACCGATTTTCTAAAATTTAAAGATAACTATAGCGGTGTTACTTTTGCAATTGACAAAGAATCTCTATATGCCTCAACAATCAATACAGATAATACAAGGACAATTACTCGTGGACAACAAGTACAGCTGGGATGGTTCCCAACTCTTTCAACACAAACAAACTCAGGCTCTTTACGTGCTGAATTTGTTCCTGTTATCCAGCAGATTCAAGTAATCGAGCAAGTTGTATCAACAATATATCCTTATCTATCTAGTGTTAGTAGTTATTACTTAAAAAATATAGGAAAGTTCGACGAAATCTGTAATCCAAACAAAATCTCATTAATAGCACCTGTTATTGGGGTAACTCTTCGTAAAGATAATTTAATCAATAATAGTTGGGTACAATATGATACTGTTACAAGTTCAATTGTATGGGGTGAGAATGGTGGAACTGGTAGCTTACCTACAAATTCATCAAACTATGGTGATTATATATTATGGAACGGAACAGCTTGGACAGTCGGCTTTTCCACAATTTC